CCAACGGCAAGGGAAGACAAGCCGCGCGCGAACTCGTTCAGCGCGTCCCAGTTGTAGGCGGGATTAAAGCAGTAAAAGAAAGTCTCGTGGATGCGATGGCTGGCGAGCCGACGAGAGGGAAAAAAGGAAGGTACGCTGGCCCCTCATACGGCGGGGCCAAGTACGGCGGATCAAAGTACGAGTAGTTCAAACTCCTCGCAAGCCTCTTTCGCTGGCTTGTCGTGGTAATTGCAATACCACGCTTTGTTCTGACCGTATAAGTCAGGCACGCTATGTGCACACAGGCTACACCGTGGCTTGGGATCGATCTCGTTCGGATGCCAGCACGATGTCCGCTTGAAACATCCACGACAGCGCCAATCCGATTCCGTTTTGTGAGCACGCTCTGGCTCGCTGATGGCTTGCGAAATCTTCTGACGTAAGTTCGAGACCTCAAACTCATCATACTCGATGACTTCGATGTGATACTTGCAGTCGTCTTTGCAGATCGCCACGAGCAATGACTTCCTCATCTTGCTCAAGTGCATCGCTAACATGCACTGCGCAAAGTAATTCGGGTGCGATACCTTCACGCCCTTCTTCTCGAACGCGCTGAACTTACTCTTGTTCATCGTTTTAATTTCCAAGACGCACGGCTCCTCATCCACGTAGATGATACCGTCAAGATGGCACACAACATGATCGCCTAGCGCTGTGTACTCGTACTGGTCGCCCGTGATCTCGTCCACTTCGCTTACACCATACCCGCCCTTCTTCTTCAAATCCGCAACGACCATGTCTTCAAGAGCATGGCCAACATTAAAAATGCGAAGAAGGCGCGGCATGGGTGAGTCTTCGGGGAAGCCACGCATAGACAGATGCAGGTACGCAGTGCAGTCGTTACCAATAATTGACGCCCCTATATAGGAGCGCGTCTTGTAGCGAATAGGATCGCCCTCTTTATCGAGGGCGTCCATAAGTGATTGCGCCGTCACTCGACCGACCCCCACACTATCGCGTTTCGCCCCGATCTGGTGAGCCTGCGCTCACCCGTATCCGAAAGAAACCCGTCTTTGACAAGGTGCCTAATCGTGGCTGAAATCGATTGATGCTTCGCGCCTAATAGCACTTCAACCTCGTCACATGTATATGCCCGAGACTCCATCAGCAGACTCACTCGATCTCTGAGCGTCGTGCCGACGCGACTGAACGCCTCTCTACTGGTTTGCTGTATCAACATAATGCCTCCAAAAAAAAGAAGGGGGCTGTGCGCCCCCTCCCTTATCCCAAAAATATGGCGATAGTCACTAAGGCGATCAAGAACACAAAGATCGCGCTCCATGACATCCACCAGCGTCCCATGCTAAAAATCAGGGAGCGCATCATCAAACTCCTGAGCCGCACCATTCTCTGGCACGGGTGCGCTGTCGTTGGCTGGCATCCGGTATCCCTTTACCTCTGGACGGGAGACCATGACCTGCCCCGTATTGGGATTACGGCGTTCTTTGGACATGCCTATCACGACGCCGACGTGTAGGCCACGCATAGTCGCAATATCCCCCGGCTTGTCAGGCGAGGGATGCCCTCCAAACTGCAACAGGCTCTTGAGTTGGCGTTGACCAATCTCCTGCGCCATCTTGGATGTCTTGTGGTGCACGTTGATCCAATGACGGATTGATCCGCCACCGCCCACATCTTCGAGTTCGACCATCACCTGATGGCCGTTACCGTTGTTCATCTCCTGCCACTCGGCGTTTGCGACACGCACGTCGTAAGTCCCCGGCTGAAGAATGGATACACCCTTGGCTTCGGTTACGGAAGACAGGTCGAGTTCTGAAAAACTTGCAAAGGTATTGCTCATGCGGCTTTCTCCTTCTTGATCTGAGTAGGTTTAAGTTTTCGGTTTTGGCTTTCACGATATTTGGCATACTTTTCATCATCTGTTCGTATGAGTTTGAGAAGCGTTACCACGTTGTCACATGGCTCCACGGGCTTGAGTCTTCCGCGAGGGTCGCGGGACTTCCCGTGCCAACCACGCACTTCTTCCGTGATCAGGAAGCGCTTAATCGTCGGAGAATTCTTATCACCGTCCGTCGTTCGCACGCCACAGAAAACGTGATCGAACAGCGCAGGGAGTTGCTTCGCGACTTTGTTGCCCTTGATAAGCGGCCAGTAATTTACGTTGCCGTTATCGTCGGTTTCCTCGGATACAAGGCACGTCATATATACGTGCATATCCACATCTCGAAGCCACTTCAGCGCGCCTATCATTAGGCGGCTGTACTCGCCCCATTTTACGAATCCGTTTGTCACGTCTTTAAATTCCTCCTCGACGTGCTCCATCAGTTGGTCGGAGAGTTCAGTCAGGCTGTCCACGGCAAGCCACTGGTATCCAGCCTTTGCGAACTCGGGTGAGGACATCATGCGTACGATCCCACGGAACGAGTACACGCCATCGTCCGGCCTGTGATCTCCATCCCATGATTTGAAATCGACGTACTCAATGTCCGTGTCTTCCAAAGACTTGAGACCGCCCTCCCCGGAAAGGATCAGCCCTTTACCGTAGGATTCCGCATAGTGCCTGCACTGATGGGTCTTGCCCCATCCGTGATGACTCATAATCAGGGTCTTGTCTTTAATAAACTTCGTGTCATTGGTTTTCTTCGTGTTAAACATTCGGGTCATGCTCCAAGCAAAAGTCGTCGACCTCGGACTCGTCCTCGAATTCGACGTAGGTGAGACGTTCGTACGGCTTCGCTGTGAGAGCGCCAACGATGCGATCCTGAAGATCGTCGGACATCCCCTCCCAGTGTTTGCGACTAAAGGACAACTTCAGCCCAAAATCCTTGGCTTCCCCGAAACTAAGAACTTCGTCAACCAGCATTTGCAATAAGGTCTGGCTGTCCCAGTTCAATCGGGTGTGCACCTTCAGCACGCCACATATATGCTCGTCGAGCCTTGCGATCTCGGTAGTTCCGGGTGCAGGGTCGTCAGGCAACGTGGCACGTACGGCGTTCTCAGCGATTTCCAAGCGTTCTTGGGCGACACGTAGGTTTTCCCGTGCCCGCTTCCATGCGGCCCCGGATGACATGTCATCAAAATTAGCGCTACGGCCCTCGAAAGAGGCCCATTCGTCACTCTCTACTGCTTCTTCGATTTCCGGCATCTCTGGCCCCCCTTGACCAACCGCTGAGTCCGACATATTATACACCTTTCGGATTCCCTTGCAACACCCTTCCGGTGCTGTAAGGACGCCTTTAATCACGACGGGAGTTAAGATGCGAAGGATAGATATTGCCCAGTTGATCAACGATCAGGGTGGGGCAAGAGCAGTTGCCGAAGCAATCGGGGTGCCTCGGACGGCCCCTTACAGGTGGTGTCGCACAGGCAACGTGACCTTACGAACACTTGAGCGAATGTTGAGCGCGTTCCCTCATGTGCGAATCGAGAAGTACGTAATACAGGAGAGCAAAGAGCATGAAATTAGCGAGGGAGGCGTCAGCACTTGACGCGGCGAGGGAGTATCTTGAACTGGGCTGGCCGATCATTCCGATCAATCCTCAAAATAAGAAGCCATACATATCGTGGAAGCGGTTCCAAGCGCGTCGCCCCACAGAACTTGAAGTTGAGAAGTGGTTTACCGACTGGCCTGACGCCCGAATTGCGGTCGTTACAGGCGAACTATCAAGCATACTTATTGTCGACTGCGATTCCGACGAGGCGCACGCCTTCGCCATCGAGGAATCCTTATCATCCCCCGTCCGGGTTAAGACCAAGCGAGGAGTCCACCACTACTTCGAGCACCCGAAAGACGGGAAGCGCAGAGGGCCGCGCGTAGGATCAAACAGCCGGGGCACCGATTGGCCTAAATTCGACGGCATCGATTTTCGGGGCGACGGATCGTACGCCCTACTCCCTCCAAGCCAAGGGTATGAGTGGGACATCGAGTACCCATTCGATCAAACCGACCTCCCGCTTTGGCGTGACTGGACGCCGAAAGCCCCCTCGTACGAAAGCACAAACGTAATTGATATTGCGACGGGAGACCTCGTCGATTTCAATTCTCTCGATCTCACAACGGTCGAGGCTCGTGGCCGAGTACCTGAGTGGGACATGACGGAGTCGTTCTGCAAAGCCAACTTTGGCGGCGGGAAGATTCCCTCCGGCGAAGGCAACGGCAGAAACGACCGTGTCATGCGCCACCTGTCTGACATGGTACTGGAAGGCTACTGGGGCGAGGAGTTACGGCAGAAGGGCCGAGCCTTCATGGCCCGATTCTTTGAAGATGACCTGCCCGAATATGAATTTGAAGCCACCGCCGCAAGCGTTGAGCGGATGGAGAAAGAGAACCATCCCGAGCGTTGGGTAGATGGTCAATACATCTACAACACCCAAGCCATCTCCGATGTCATCCCCGGCAAACGCCGCCGTCTTCTCACGGTACGTGACGCCAACCAACTGGTGGCTGAATCAGAGGCCACGGCCTTCTTTGCCGACCCCTTCCTGTGGCGCGGATCAATCACACAAATACACGGCTACTCCGGCTCAGGCAAGTCAATGTTCCTGCAACATCTGGCTTACGCTATTGCCGCAGGCCAGAAAGACTTCGGCCCCTTTGAACTCGCAGGGCCGCTCAATGTCCTGTACTTCGATTACGAGAATGGGCGCGGCGTAATTGGTAAGCGCCTCAAGACACTCGAAAAGATTCACGGAGATGCGGGAGACGCCTTCAAGGTATGGGCCTCATTCCTTGACGACAAGGACATGAACCTCACAACCAAGCAGGGCTTGTCCTTGCTTGAGG